GTATGTAATTAAATACAGCAGCCATATCCTCGCATTGAATATCCGCAGCTCTACCGTGTACGTGGTCGCTTGTTGCGCTACCCCCTACCGCAGAGTTTACCAATGGTGAACGAAAACCGCTTGTTACGTTTATCACTCCGAACTTATCCCGTACCGGTTGCAACACTTTCTGTACCAATAGTTTTAAGTTATTGATTTCTCCCTGGCTTGGATTGTTAGCAATCCCGGTATCCGTATCCGTAAGTTCGGCAAGTGTAAAGTTTTCAGATAGTTTCATAACGTGTATTAAAACGCACTATTTGTAGTCATTTTGTCCCTTTTAAGCATCATTAACTATCAAAGTGCAAGTTAATGGTGGATAATTCTGACATTTTCCGAATTACCGCCCTTGGCCTCGATACGGTTTACTCGTCACCCTTTTGTTCTGGCTTTTTGTGTGCCGTCCGAGTTTTCTTTTGGACTTCTTGATTTTTGTTGTCTCTTGTTGCTTCGCCATCTTTGCTCATCATTAACGCAAACCCACCCATAATAAACGCACTAAACTCCGTTAGCGACGCTTTCTCAAACCAAACGAGGATACCCCCGAATGAAATTAAGATAAGCCCTATAACGGTAGTTTTTGGATTACGGAAGATTCTACTTATCATTACGAATATCCCGATTCCAACGCCATAACGTGTACACAAACGAGGTCAGCATTACCAGCATCCCCGCAATCTGGTGCACCTCGGCTATTGTTAATCCACCGACCGCTAAACTCCAAGAGGTCGCTACTGCGCTTGTACTATCGTGTTTCATATCTCGAATGGTGGTTGGCAGTATTCGGAATCTGGGTTGGCTACGCAAAACGCTTGGGCATATTCGGTATCTAACGTGTAACCAAAAGAGTGTACTCCAACTGGGTTAGGCCATACAATAGAAGCATCGTAAGCGGCAAGAGCCGTATCCTGCCATACAATATCTACGGCATACAACGGGTCGGTTACCTCGCATACGGGCATACCTTCCGCATCGGTTCCCCATTGCGTACATAGGTGCCCAATTTCTACCACGCAGGAAACGAGGTTTTGGTTCCAGGTAAGCTCTGTTCCTTCGGGTGTTGTTACTTCTACTTGTATTGCTTGCTTGGCTGTTGCCCAGTCAGCAAATTGGTATTTACGGAATATCATATCGTAGTGAGTTCTGCTAGTTGGGCGTTGGTTAAACTTGTTTTAAAAATAAGGTATTGATTGACTGCTGATTTTTCCATATATCCTCCACCATTAGCGTAGTCAATCAAGTTTATAGAATTACAAGTTGGAACAGTACCACTTGTGTCTGTGCCTATTAAAGTTCCATTTACATAGTATTTGAACTCATTAGCCTTGTAAGCAATAGCTAACTTATATCTGCCTTGAGCAGATGCTGATGGTGGAATAATTCTGGCTTGGGTTCCACTATTGTCTACAAAGGCTTCTATGACATTAGTAGATGTAACGTAAAAATAAATACTATTTGCTGGCGTTGAACTATTGTAAATCTGACCTATTACAAAATCCTCGTTCGTGGTCTGCAAATTAAAATCTAAAAACAAAGTCCCCTCCGTCTGCCCAATTAGTGAGCTTATCCCCGTCTTACTGGCTGCGTCTGCCCCACGGGTTGCGGATGCTGCAAGCGTTGGAATGTAAGAGGTGGCGTAGGCTCCGATTTCAGACTGGGCTCCCCAAACGTAGGTGCTTGCAGCAGCATTGCTTGCTGAAACAATAACGAAATTACTAATTGTCGTGGCGGCTGGTGTAGTCAACGTACAACGATACCAGCCGTTTCCGTAATTCGTAATGGTTGAAGTATAACCCGCACTTGTACTAACAATAGTTCCGTTATTTAAGTTAAACTGGGCACTAAATGAAGTAGGCACATCCAGCCGTAAAACGAACAATCCGTCACCATCTACTTTTTTCGCAAAACAAGATACGGTATATTGGTTTGAAGCAAAACCTGTTTGGTATCTTGCTCCAGTTAAAGTATCGGCATTTTGAGTTCCGTCGGGTGAAATTGCGGTATTAGACGTCACGGTTCCACCCGCACTAATCCAAGCGGTAAATTGTTCGCTATTTGTTACCAAATTTGTCCGCTGAGGTTCCAGCAACAAGCGAGGGCAAGTGCTACCAAGGTAGTCAAGGCGGGGTACGTTAGCAACTGGGCCAACACTTACCGCTGCGGTGGTGGTGGGTATGTAGTCTGTTGCGATGTCGCCTACTTCGAGTTGACCTCCCCATAAAAATAGTCCGCTTGTCCCGTTACCAGTATAGTAGGTATTAATTCCCGAATCTATAAATAGTAATTGAACTGCTCCAGCAGCATCGCCAGCAACTAAATTTTGAGAAACAGAACACCTATACCAACCATTGCCTTCGTCTACAATAGTTGAAAAGCCTCCGCTAATGTTTTGCACAACGGTGCCAGTTGAAACATCAAAATATGCAAAAAGCTGCGCAGCAGTCATACTTCCATAGCTTGAGTTTGCAAAACCGATGCGGCAGCGAGTTCTGCTATTTGCTTTAACTGATATACTAATAGTGTTTAGTCCAGATGAAATGGCTAAAACTTGCGATACTCCGTGTTCGGCAAGGGCTGCGCTTTCAATGTTACTATCTGCGGTTGCTGTTCCATCGGGTGCTGCGGTGGCATTTGCCGTTATGGTAGAGCCAATTTTTCCCCAACTTGCATTATCAAAGGTTTGGCTTTGCAAAACCAAGTTAGTCCGCACCTTCTCAATAAGCCCCGCAGAATTTACACGGGTAGCCGTGTCCCCTGTACGGGTGAACGCTAAATCCCCGCTGCCGTCTGTTGGCTTCTCGGCATATACCTTGCTTGTCTTATATCCGCTGGGAATTAATACCAGAGAACTATCGTCGTAGAATGAACTCATTAGTTAAAATTTAAGGCGTCTATTGCATTTACCAAACACTCATATCCTTCGGTGGTTCCGCTATCGGCGGCTACACGAGCAACATACGCATCCGCATACGTGTAAGCATTATTGAAGCAAGTAGGTACGTCACCTATTGCCCGTGTATTGTAGTCCTCGTCTCCCCAATAGGAGGAGCAGTAGATATTACCCCAACCGATACTATTTGCCATTTTCCAGGTACTTTTTTAATTTAATTAGATTCTCGGTTTTTACTTTATAGAACCCACGAGGCCGGGCGGGAATCTCGGTCTGGGTAGATGTCTTCGTTGACGTTGGCATTGTACTCCGGGAATAAAGATTGGTTAAAAGACATATAATCAATAAAACGCTCCGTGTAGTATTTTGCTATTGTGCGCTCCTTTTCTACTAAATAATCAATTTCGATTTTCTCTGCGTTTGTTGCGTTCTCGCTCGTATGCTTGTACACACCTCCGTTAGCAACCGTGTAAGCAGCAAACGGCAAGTATTCCACCATTGCAAAGTGGATAAGCATTGGCTGCACGTAATCCGTTACAAGCGATAGGTAATTACCTGAAAGGGTGTTAGCGATAATGTCTGAGGAAATCTTATCGTACAGCTTGGTTCCGGTGTAGTTCTGAATATGAATCTCTTGGGCAATCTTGATAAATTGTATAAACTTATCCGTATCGACGTTGCCGGAAATAACCGTATTGCGTACAATATCCTCACGCTTGATAAAAAGAGCCGTGGCCATTATTTACGAGGTTTTAAGAATCCTTCATTGGGCATATCTACCGGACGCTTTGCAACCTTTGGGTTATTCGCCTCTGGCTTGACGCCTGCCTTACGAGCTTGGTTTACCGATACGTCTGCATTCGGGTTTTTAGCATCTGGAGTAACACCTTCGGCTTTTGCTAAATACGTCTTACGCATCCAGAAGTGGTGACAACGTGCGCCGCCTTTGTATAACCAGATGTCGTATGTTGCTGCGCCACGGGGGCCAAAGCCAGCGTTAACTTCCTGCTTGCCCATACGCAGAATATCCTCCTTACGGTAGACCTTCTTTGCGTTTACCATCAGCTTGCAGAATTGACGGCTATTGGTCTTCTGAACCTTGTCAGCCGTGGGTGCGTAGGCATAACGTATCTTATACTTGCGGCCGTCTTTGGTTTCGCCGTCCTGCTCACTCTTTGCGTTTGGGAACGCCTCCCCGGTCTTTGCAAACTGCAAAATAGAATCTAAGTACTCTTCCTGCTCGTAGTCAACCTGGCGCTCGTCTACCAATTCCCAGTTATCCAAGTCCTCGTCTTCGCCAAACCCGTTCAGCGTTTCAAACATTCCGTTAAGAACTTCGTCGCTCACGTCGGCGGACATTGCAATACCGCTATCCTCCACTCCGGTAGATTCCTCCACGACCTCGGAAGGAGCAACAATCTCCTCCTTAAACTCCAACGGCTGTAACGTCTTAAAATAGATGTTTAAGGCCGCCCCGTTAAAAGATAGCACTTGGTCTATTGCATCAAGGATAATCTCCTGTAATGGTCTAATAACCACGTTGTCGAACAAGATAGAAGCCGTCTTTAACTCGTCGGCGTTATTACCCAGTCCGCTGCTATCCTTAATGCCTAAAAGCATAGGGGACGTTACCCGGTGGCCAACCATAATCTTTTGCGTACACTCCGAGGAAAGGAACTGGTATTGTTCGCTTGCGTCGGATAATTGTACGGGTTCGATTGTTGCCGCAAGTTCCTTGTTATCGTTGAAAGCCAAGATAAAACGGCCAGCATTCGAGCTACCAGAAAACTTATC